ATGGTTGTCCATTCTGATGCGCCCATTATGCCACCCGCTCCACTAGTCCACAGTGCTGTACTAAAAGTTCGGTCTGCCCAAAGTCTGTTCCGATGACATCCCAGTATCGGGAATCATCACCGACAAGGTACACCCGGTCTTGAGGCATCACATCAGCTGCAACGGCCACTATGAGCGTCCATTGCGCTGATGATGCTATCGCTCCACCAACAATCGATTCTGTGTCACTCTGGTTAGTAACCCGTGCAGGGTATTCGGCAACCTTACGCCATGTCTCGGTAGCACCGCCTCTGCCATCTTCGGTTAGTGTGAAGCGGTGAACCTCTACGCGGTCTTGGCACAAGTTACGCACCATGCCTGCCTGTATCGTCTGGCGCAGGATAGGACTCATGCGAACGCCACCGGTCGGAACTTCTCAGCCATCGTTAGACAATGCTGCATAAGTTGTGAAAGCTTGACATCGCTGTTGCCTTCCTTAGCGTCAATGTCTGCCGCTACTCTCGATGCCTTGATAAGCCAAGCCTGACGGGTTGCCGTGCGTACGTCGTAGCGTTCTACATTGATCGGGCCTTGGTCAACCCACATGAGGACAGGGTCTGACGTGCCATCTAGTACTGACCAGCCTTTGTATTGTGCGCCGGGATACTCAGGAAACTCAGGTTCAGTGGTTGCGGTTGTGCCTGCTGTACGGCACTCGTAAACCCGTCCATTTGGCGTTGTAGGCACTACACGGTCACCAACAGCATAGGCGGTGCTTGCCGTCCATGTAGTGAACCGTGAGAAGGAATCCAAGATGGAGCCGATGTCTGTTGTAGACATCTGCGGGTAGGACTGGGCAGACACAAAAAGGCTTACCTGTGCGATTGCCTCGGCTCTGGTCATCATGCGGTTAGTATCCCACACGGCTATTTTTAAAAAACAAAAGACCCCCAGCACGTCTGCTGGAGGTCTTGATTGCGAAGCTACGCTATTACGTAGCGGAGGAAGCACCAACGATGAGCGAACCAGGTACACGGGCGGAAGCCGTAGCACTGACGTTACCGATATCAAACGCAGAGAAGGCGTAACGCTCGGTTGCCTTGAATGCAAGAGCGTCTTCCTTGAAGTACTGCTGATCCGATACCTCAATGGTAACGGAGCGGCGGTCACCAAATGCAGTACCAACGGACAGGTCACCAAGCATGATGTATGGCGTGGATGCTGCCAAGGTCTTCTGCATATTCTGCACAAAGACAACATCGTAGCCGAACAGCTTAGGTTGTGCGCCGAATGCCTGCTGAATGTCAAGGATAGCGTTTCCACTAAGAGCATTGAGCAGAGGAGCGATGGCGTTGTACCAGACTTCCTTGTGCATATACCACTTGGCGTTAGCTGCGTAGGTTGGCAACCGTCCTACCATTGCAGACAGGTTCGTAAGCGTTGGAGCGTACGTGATTGTCTGGCCAGTGGTGAACTGAACCAACGATGCGATGTTAGCCTTTGTGGCGTTCGCATTGTAGACAGCCCAGAGACAACCATCAATGGATGTGGTGGCATCTGTTGCATTGTTGAAAACAACGCGGTCTTCTTCCTTGGCAAGGACATAAGCCATATCACGGGCAAGGGATGCACCAAAGTCAATGATGCTGTCTTCTGCCAGTTCCTTAGATACCTGAGTAAGGACAGCGGCTTTCTTAGCTGTAAGGCTGACCTGTGCAAAGGTCATGTCGGACAGCGTGATTGCCGTGTTCTCACCCGGATAGTAAACCGTGGTTGATGCAGTAGCGTTAGGTACACGGAGGGTGTCGCTCGACATCGGGTAGATGCGGCAGTTCTGACGTGCAATACCAAACTGCTCACGCAGGTAGATGAGGTCAGAGCTAAGTGGATCTGGGACAGTATAGCCACCCGCAGAGTCTGTGCCTTCGTTAGCCTTGATGTGGTTCTTTACCCAATCAGCTGCCTTGCGGTTGCCCATGATGGAACGTGCCCACTGGCCCCACTGGTACGCCTTGTAGTTACGCTCATCAGCGGTTGCGCCTGGAAGCAGGTCGGTCATGCGCTTTGATACGCCGCCGGATTTCCATGGCTTGTCTTCGACAGCAGGGGATACCACAGGAGCGGTTACTCCAAGGCTCTTGATTGTCTCAATGCGCTCTTCGATGCTCTTGGCTTCAGCCATCAACGATTTTACCTGTGCGAGGTCACCATCACCGGAAGCAAGCTCCCGTGCGGTAGCAAGGACAGATTCCTTGCGGTTCTGCAATGTTTCGATTGTCATAGTTGTTTTAGCAACTCCAAGCGGGCCAGAAGTTCAGCTCGCTCATTATCATGGGCTTTCGCCTCGACTACGATGGACGGCTGCTCATCAGGCTGGTCTGCATCCCGCAGAGATTCCCAGACTACTGGAGCCAAACGCTTTGCGCTTGACCGTGATAGACCGACTGCATCCCGCAGCCGACGCTCCACACCCCGCAAGGATGCAGGGTGGATACACTTAGCACCGTGCATGGCATACAAGCCCTTTGCACGTTCGGCAAAAGCATCAATCAATGCGTCTGCCATGTCTTGGCTTTCGATAACTTCCATCGCTCCGGAGAGCGCATCCCAGTAGGCTTCTAGTCCTTCATGGATAAGTTCGCCTTCGGCTTCCTTGAAGATTTCAGCGGCGTACTCTTCCGGGCTTTGCTCTGGCATTGGCTCAGGCATCATCTCTTCTTCGTCTTCCATCTCACCCATGCCGTAGTACTCCTCCAAAGACTTGACGCTGTTACGGAACTCCGCAGGTGTAGGGGTAATGCTTGCCTCAGCGATAGGCCAGCGGATAATCTCGGAAGCACCGCCCATGGATTTGCGCTCAACCATATGAGCGGCAGCACCGGATGAAAAACCCATCTTGCCTTGCTTGCAAAGCTTGGCGACCATCTTGCCGTATTCATCAGCCAAGTCTAACTGAGCCTCATACCAAAGCCCCTCAGAATCCATCTTGATGAAACCTGTACCGATGGACTTCTTGCCAACCTGAGCATCCATACCGTGGTGGTAGTAGACGTTGAGCGGTACGCGCTTGCCTTCTTCCATCGGAAAGCCGTAGTCGGTTGACCGGGTGAAGTAGTCACCTTCAAGGTCGGTTGCCTTGGTATCGCCAAAGCGCACCAGATAACCTTTGACATAGCCAAGCCTGTCGCTCTTGATTCCGTCCACTGTAGATGTCAGCACGTCCATGGCGTAAGTATCCCACACGGTCTATATAAGCTCTCTGAGTGGCCGTACACGGGTGTTAGGCCCCCAGTCTTGGTTAGGTACTACTTGCACAAAATCAGCAAGCGGTTTGCCTTCCATGTACATTGCGTATCTTTGAGGCCCCATGATGGCAACCTTGTCAGCATCCGACAACCCAGCGAGGATGCGCTCAGGTGTTGCTACCGGAGGTCTGGTATCAGGGATGGAAGAATCCCCGGTAATCTCTGCCCATGACATCGTTACCGGAACCATGACGCATCTACAGTTCGGGTGGCTAGGCATGATTTCATCGGTTGCCGAAAGAGTACCAGACAAAGCAAGACAGGCTAAACATACCCGGCTATCTTGGGTCGCTTGCCGTCGGTATCCTTGCACCGCAGGGTTCTGGGTGTAGAGTTGCCGTTGTGCTTCACGGGCTGACCGGATCATCTCGGTACGCGCAATGGTCTCCGCTCTTTGTCTACCAATATCAGCCGCACGTCTTACACGCCGTGCTACTGTTCGTGGCCCTTCACCAAGGCTGATGCCTTGTACCAAAGCCATCTGCATGGCATCGGTTGTTACCTGCGGAATGGTTTCAAATAGGACACCCAGAGGGCTTCCATCACCCGCCATGCCGACAAAGGCTTGCAGTTGTTCGTCGGGCAATGTTGTCCATGAACTGCCGAGTGAGACGTTAGCCGGTTTACGACCTGCCGCCGCTTCAACCAAGCGTCCGCTCGTCTCATTCGCAAGGATGGCTGATTCGAGTTGTCCATCAGCGGTTATCGTTGCTCCTTCTACCGCAAAGGCTTGCAAGTTACGTCCAAGTTCCTCGATGTTGTCAATGATGCGCTGACGCATCCAGAGTATGGTTTGGCTTGGGTCTTCACCTTCGTCCATTCGATCCTGTATGCGTTCCTCTAGTGCTTCCAGTTCTGCAATCGATGCAGCGGTAGCGGCTTTGTATGCTCTCTGCATCCGGGATATGGCTACGCCTTCACGCTCCAGCAGTTCGTTACGGAACTTCTGCGATGCGGCATAGATTCTGCCGGTTCCATCATCTACTCGCTTGTATGAGCCTCCATCAGCTCGTACCCGTAAAAAGGGTGGCTCTTGTACACTACCCCCGGAGTGCAGACGTGGTCACCATCAAGGCTCTTGCCATCAGGCTGCATAGCGTCCCGCTTGGATGTAGACCATCTAAAGCCAGCATCGCCACCCCACAAGTCCCAGGCTACACGCCCAGCCGATGGAAAACCATTCTCACCAGCGTTGAAACCTTCAGCCTGCTTATCCACTTCATGACGGCTAAAGAAAGAGTACATCCGGAGTATGGTGTCTTCACTCAGGGTCTCACCGTTTACGATTTGGTTTGCCCTTGCGAGTCCTACCCGTGTGCCGCCATCAAAGCCCTCAGCCTTCCAATCAAGGGCACGTTGTGCCGCTTCTCGCATTGCATCGGTTGGAGCAAACTTCGTGCTAAGTGCCTTGGCTTCACCTTCACGCAGGGTAACCGGAGCGGCTCCGGTGTGTTGCACTGGCAGGTTCAAGAAGTTGGTCACGCTACCCGGATCGTAACCGGAACGAATGAGGATACCAGCCGCGTTGGTTGTCTCCGCCAGCGATGCACCCGTACCACCCTGTGTGCTGATAGCGGAAGGATGTAGGATTCCCTCATCCTGTGGCACGGCTTCAAGTCCTGCAATGCGCTTGGCTTCCGCTCTATCAATGATGCCAGCCTTGTAGAGTTTCTCTGCACGATCGGCTTCCGCTGAAAGGTCATCAGCCAAAGCCCGTACACCTTCAAGGTCATACTGAATGTAGTCACCCTGCTGGGTCTCTGGATATTCTGGCAGGAGGTCAGCGGTAATCGCATCAGCCAAGACACGGAGAAGGGGAACCATCCCGTCTTCCCATGCTGCCTGCTGTGCGCGCTCAAAGTTGTTGTAAGTGCTACGCTCAAGACCAGCACCGAGTCCCAAGACCATTGGGTTGAGTCCAAGGGCTGAACAGATACGCTCTTCAGGTACGCGTCTCACGGAATCCAAAGCAAGCTCAGACGGTGTCAGGCTTACCCTGTCCATCTTGTATGCTCCGGTCATGACAACAATACCGCCGGAACCATCACCGCTCAGGTCTTCGTGTAGTTGTCGCTTGACCTGCCGTGCATCGTCCATTGAGATATCTACGGTCTGGTCTTTGGCATCAGGCCCTACTATGAGCGATGGCATAGCCCCATTAGCAAGCAGTCCCCATGCCGTGGTGCTTGCCGTATTGTCAGTTGCAATCTCGCGCAGTACAGCGGTTACGGGGCTACGTCCAAGGCGGATGTCGGAAGGTTCTCTGCCGTACCGGATGTGAATGATGTCGCTAACCGGGATGTCGAAAGAGCGACCATCCGTGGTGTAAACATAATGGGTTAGAGGGTTGATGCCGTTACCGACAGGGCGCACCATGTCCTGCGGAAGGAACTGCAAAGCGGTCACAACACCACGGGTTGTGCTTCTAATCTTTCGCAGATAGGTATTGCCGAACAACTTGTAATCTTGGATAACCCAAGACCAGAAGAGCGAACCCATCACCATTGGATCAGGTTGCGCCATAAGAGCGATTACCGGATGGTCTTCTACTGGTTCCGCTTGCTGGCTGTCTACCGGGCGATAGTACTTGACTGTAGCCTGTGGGA